TTTTACAATCTCTTGTTAATCAAGGTGTTATTAAAGTAAATTTAAGAGGTAAATTAAGAAGAAGTCCTATTGATCTAGATACTGGTAGACCAACAGTAGGAGCATATAAAGAAACAATTTCAAGAGAAGTTGTAGTAGTTGACAAAAGTTTATTACGTTTACAAGAAGCTGAAAGAAAAGTTATTATTGCTCAACGTGTTGGAATTGTTAATAACAGAGATAAACTTTATGTTAAAGCTGGTAAATTAGATTTTTTCGATGCTAGAGGAAAAGAAACTGGAATTTCAGCTATTTCTAGTAACAGAAGAAGTACATTTGAACCTTCTCAAATGGATAGAGATATGGTTAAAATGTTAAACCATGCTATGAACGTTAAATATAGAATAGATAATGAATTCGCATCTTTTATGGACGATGTTGTTAGATTCAGAGATCCAAGAGGAAGAGCTAAATATTATGATGCTATTAATGAATTTAGGCAAGAAATTATTACTAGAGGTGAAGACGGTTATGGAATGATGGCAACAATTCGTTATCATCGATTAAATAATCAACCTTTTAGTAGTAGAGCCATAATTGATTCAAGAGGTCGTGTTTATTATCAAGGATATTTAACTCCAACAAAAGGAGAAGTTGCTAGACCTTTTCTTAATTCTGATGTTTCTAAAAATATTGATGAAGGTGTTTTAAACGAATTAAAAATACAAACAGGAGCTATGATAGGTCCTGGCACAGAAGCTTTAACTCAAAATGGAAGATTAGCTATATTTAAAAGAAATGAAGCCAAAATATTAGAGCTTGGAAATTTAATGTTAGCCCAGAGTCAAAGAGATAGACGTATTAGAGAGTTTTTGGAACATCCTTTAATTCAAGGGTTAGAAGGAAAAGAAGTTCCTAAAATGGCTCGTTTAGCACTAGAATATGCTAGAATTCATCGTCATGTTGAAGGAAATTTTGAAAATATAAAACTTCTTAAAAAATATAAAACAAGTCTTACTATCGAAAACGATGCTTCTTCTTCAGGAGCACAAATAATAGGATTATCTACTAGAGATAGAAATATTTCAATTAATAGTAATGTATTACCAACTAATCAAAAAAATAGACTTTATGATTTAGTTGCTATGGATACTATTAATGATCCAGAATTTTTAAAAATATCTTCTTTAAGAAATTCAGGTTTAATTTGGGAAGATTTAGCAAAGGCAGCTAAAGCTCAAAATATGGTTTCATTTTATGGAGCTGGAACAGCAACTAAAACTGCTAATGTGGCTGATAAATTAAAACCCATTTTAAATGATAAAGGATTTTTAGTTATTACTAAATCTAGTTTAAATCCTAATTTAAGACTTGTAGATGAAAAAATTAAGTTAGCTAAAAAATCTGGTGCAAATATGACTGTGCAGGAGTTAACTACTTTTAGAAAAGAGCTAGTTGAATTAGTTAATAAAAATGAACCTGCTGGACGCTCCCTCCTTAAAGAAGCAATGGAAATTCATCCTGACGTTGGAGACTTTGTTAATAAATTAACTAATGTTAAAAGGGGAATTATAGGTCCTAAAGACTTTGCTAAATTATCAGAAATTATGACTAAAAATCTTTCTGAACGTGCTCCAGTAGCAAACAAGTTTATTCAATTCTGGAAGAAGGCAGCAAAAGCTTATGTTACTGAAAGTAAATCTGTGGATATTCCTTGGGTTACTTTTGACAATAAAGTTCTTTTGCAAAAATATAGACCTAAACTTCAAGAAAGAATAGAATTCCGAGACCCTCAAAGTGGTCGAAGAATAATGAATATCTACGAAACTGAGCCTCTCGATGGTGCATTGATGGGTAAAAATTCTGTTGATAAAGCAGGAATAAGTTTCGGAGTTAATGGAAATCACTCTAACGATGCTAGTATAGTTAGACAATTCCATTTGTGGGGTAGAAGAACTAACACTGACACTGCCACTATACATGATGCTTTTTTTACCAACATTGCTGTTGCTAATAGAGCTAAAACTGCTTTGCGTGATATTTACGCAGATGCACTAGAAAGTAGAACCATAGAAAAGACCCTACGTGAAATGCGTAGAAGGGGTCTGTCTAGGAAAACCTACAATGAACTCTTAGAAGAAGCTAAGAGACTGGGTTTAATAAATCCTGAGAATAAGGTTACTCGAAAGGAAATATTAGCACCTATTAAGCAAGGACAAGACTGGTATGGTATTGGTCCTTAATAAAACTTTTAATATTTGTAATATTAAGAGTAAATTCAACCGAGTCTGTGACTCACAATTAAGCTGTGCTTAAAGGAAAATAAAATGAGTGAAGAAACAAAAATAGAAGAAGAAAAAGTAGAAGAGACCAATGAATCTGAAGTTACTACAGAAGAGCCTGTAGAGAAACAAGAAACTAAAACTCCTGATCCTATGGAAGATGAACTTAGTCAAAGATTAGCTAAGATGAAATCTAATATGGATCGTATGTCTAAAGAAAGGGATGACGCTTTAAAGAAAGCAGCAGAACTGGAAAAGAAGGAGAAAGATGCTAAAATTAAAGCATTAGAAGAAGAAGGTAAATATAAAGAAGCTTCTGATTTAAAAATTAAAGATTTAGAAGCTAAACTTAAAGTTTACGAAGAAGAAAATGTAAAGCTTAACCGAGATGGTGCTGTACAAAACATTCTTAATTCTTTTGATTTTAGAAATGAAAAGAGTCGTCAAATGGCTTTTCATGATATTGTTGCTCAACTTGTTCAGAATGAAAGTAAACAATGGGTTCATAATTCTGGAACTTTTAATTCTTTAAAAGATTTTGTCGAAGATTACTCTAAAAACGAAGACAATTCTTTCTTATTTAAACCAAAGCTAAACTCAGGTGCTGGAACAGTTCAAGCAAATTCGCCAACTAATCCAGTAACTAGTGATAATGCCAATAAGAAACTTTCTGAAATGACTCAAGATGAAGTTTTAAAACTGGCAGCTGCAGGTAAATTAGGAAGTTTTAAATATTAAAAAGCTAAAAGAAGGATACAATACTTATGGCTGTTATTTCAAGTAATGACTTTCAAAATGTTGCGTTAGCTATTTCTGCTTATTCAGATGAAGCTTACACAAGCGAAAGAAAATTAAATTCAACAGGCATTGTAGGATCTAATGCTGATATTAATGATTCTGGAGAATCTTTTATTGGTCAGATGAGATACTATAAGCCTTTATCTGCAACTATTAACGTGGCGAACTTAACAAGTGCAACAGACGGAACATATACAGATATTTCAACAGATATCATGAATTATGTAAAGTCTGTTAGAACAGTAGGTTCAGAAGAAGTTAATATGCAGCAGGTAATCTCTAAGCAAGATGGTTTAGCTAAATTAGCTAGAGATTTTGCTGAAGTGCGAGCACAAGACGAGCATAATGCTCTTTTAAGTTGTTTAAAAGGTGTAGCACTTTCTGAAGTTACTCTGGGTGACAATGGTGGTTCTGGTAATGGTGGTCTTACTGCTTTTACTACAGACGTTGATGCTGCTAATACAGGATTATTTGTAGACATCAATGATATTGGTGAATTCGGAGCTGCTGCAACTGGTGCAGGTGATGAGAGAAAACTCTTTGATTCTACTGCTGCAGGTGCCGCTAGAGGTGAAAGATTATTCAAAGCTGTAGGAATGGCTTTTAAAGATTATGAACCAGACTTTATGTACCTAGTAACTTCACCAGAAGTTATGGCTCAAATGAGAGCTGCTAACCTTATTGATCAAACGATTGTTGAAGATGGTAATCTAGAATTCCAAACAATCTTTGCAGGTAAGTTTAGATTAGTTCTAACTAGAGCAGATCAAATGATCAGTGGTGCAGCTGCTGGTGATTTAAATGCTAGATCTACTAAATGTTCATTTGTAGTCAAACCAGGTGCTATGACTTATGCTCCAATTTCTACTCCAATTCCTGTAGAAATTGATAGAACTGCTGCCTCTTATGCTGGTGGTGGATCTACTAGAGTATGGTATCGCTATGGAATGATTATGCATCCAATGGGATATACTTGGGCTGGATCAACATCTGCTTTTGCAACTAATACAAATTATGGAACAGCAGCTAGTTGGACTAGAAAGATGAGTGCCTTAAACTTAGGTATTTTACCAATCTTCCATTCATAATTGTAAGAGAGGACTAATAGCATGACATTGACTGTAGGTACAAATAGTTATGTGTCAGAAGCCGATTCTAACACCTATTTTGAAACCAGAATAGATAGTAGTAATTGGAATTCTGCTACAGGCGAATTAAAAGTATCAGCCCTTGTAACTGCTACACGAATTATTGATAATAATGCGTGGATCGGTGCTGCTGTTAGTTCTACTCAAGCTTTAGCGTGGCCCAGAAAAAATGCCATCTATTTTGATAATCGTTTAGGTCATCAAATTACATTTGGTAATACTGAGACACCTGATCTTGTGAAAACAGCAGTTTACGAACAAGCTTTACACTTGATTGATAATGAAGATCTTTTGCAAGGAAAAATACAAACTTACGAAAGTATTAGTGTTGGGAGTATTAGCCTTTCTGATAGCAATAATGATGTCGGAAAAGTGTCTATTACTCCTGCCTATATTATGAAACCTCTCAGACCTCTTATCCGAAGAGGAGTTAACGTAGGTATGGGTTATTCATGGTGGAGGACTAACTAATGTCATTATCGACTAGAATTACTTCTTCTGTTAATAAAGCATTTAATTCTGTCGGAGATCTTGTTAAAACAGCTTCTTTGTCTAATAAAGATGTAAGTTCTTTTGATTTTGCAACTGGAACAACTGTGAGTACAGATTCTACTGTTTCTGTTAAAGTAATATTAGATTCTACACAGAAGCCTTCAGGAGAAGGATTTACAACAACTGCTTTTATGAAAACATCAGAGTTGGCAAAAGCGTCAGCTCCGATTGACCTTTCAGGTTATGACACTATCACTATCGATAGTAAAGCCTACAATATTATTGATTTCACAGATGATGGTTTTGTAACAAGAGCTATTATAGTGAAGGAGAAGTAATATGTACGCAAATTTATTATCAGATATTAATGGAATCTTTGCTTCTACAGCATGGACTGACCAAAATATAAATATCTATCCTGACAATTATCAGGGTACTATTGCAACTCCTGACGAATATTTAAGATTAAATGTTCTTCCTTCTGATGGGGAACATCTTGATTTTCATAAAACAAAAATATTATCAGGAACAATAATAATAAGAATATTTGTAAAAGCAGGTAACGGACAAAGTAGAATTTTAGTAATTTCAGACATATTAGATACATTATTACAGAATAAGTTATTAACAAATAAAACAAAGCTTGAGTCGTCTTACACTACAATGGATGGACTCGATTCCTCTAACAAATCTTTATATACTGCAAAGTATGTAATACCATTTAAAATATTGGAGATATAAAACAAATGGCTCATTTAGATAGTTTACAAGCAGGAATATATACGTATCTTGATATGTCTACTGCCGCAGTTGCTGCTTCTGTTGATACTACAGCAGAATTTGCTACCTTATTTGTAGGTACAGTTGCAGGTACTGCTAATACAGCAGATGGTCAAGTTACAGGTATTGCTGATCACAAAAGGATGCCTTCAGTAAGGGAATTCCCTTCTATTGGTACTCCTGCAAATATTGTTAATGTTCCTGTGTATGGTCAAGCGACCTCCTCACAGATTCAAGGACAAGCAGATGCTCCTTCTCTAGAAGTTACAGTTAACTACATAGCTTCAGAAATGTCTGATTTTCATGCTCTTATAGGTAAAGAAATTGCCTTTAGATTTATGATGGTAGAATCAGCCTGTACTCCGAATGAAGGTGCTGACACTACGTTAACTGGTAAAAAGAATACAGCCTTTTTCTTTAAAGGTAAAATAGAAGCTATTCTTGTAAATGCTGCGTTAACAGACCAAACAACTGCAACAGTTACGTTATCTGCTCAAACAGATTTCTTTGGTCCACATACTAAATAATTAGTTAAAGTGGGGGGTGTAAAAGCCCCTCACTTGAGGATATATTATGACAGAAAAAACAGAAAAACCATTTAGTAAAAGTTTTGTAATGCGTACTACTTTTCGTCACATGAGAAGAAGTGTAGATATTAGTATTAGAAAAAGCTTTGAAAGATTTAAAGACTTTGATGAAGATTCCAAAATGGGTAAAGAAATTATGGAAACTTTATCAGTATTGCATACAGTTAGAAAAATGCTTGATGATTTCCAAGCACATAATCCAGATTTATTTTCAGAAAAGGACAAAGAAGAATGAAACATTTAGTAGGAAAAGTTATAACAGAAAAAGTGCCTTTCATGGGAGAAGAAGTAGAAGTTAAAAAACTATCTGTTGGAGAAGTATTAAAAGTACAAAGATTAACAAAAGAATATAATAAAAAGAAAAATGCAGAAGATGCTTCTTTAGATTTATTAAGAGACGTTATTAAAATGTCTGTTATAGGAGCTTCTGAATTAACTAACGAAGATTTTAATACTTTTCCATTAGAAGAATTAAATAGAGTTTCTCAAGCTATCTTAAAGCTTTCAGGAGTTAATGAAGAAGGAAAACCAGAGGGAAACTAACTTTACAGGAAGAAACAATTTACGAAATAGCTTATGAATTAAAGCTTCCTGTATATAAAATAATGAACGAAATGCCTTATGATGAATTAATCAAATGGACAACTTTCTTTTCAAAAAGACCAGTTGGTTGGAGAGAAGACTATAGAACTTATTTAATTATGTCAAGTTTCGGAGTAAAAGAACCTCCTGAAAAGATATTTTATACTTTAGAGCAAATAAGAAAAGAAAGTGAAAAAGAAAAATTAGCCAAACTACCAACAGGAGAATGGTTAGAAAGAATGATAAATTCAAAAGATGGTGATCACGAATGGAAACCTTTTTGGGATAATGAAAATGACAAAACTTCTAATCAAAGTTGATTTTAAAGAAGAAATGAAAAGAGTTTCAAAAGAAGTAGAAAAAATGGCAGATGCAGAAATTGCTGTTAAAATGGATTATGCTACTAAAACGCTTAGACAAGTAACACCTGTAGACACAGGTAGAGCAAGAAGTGGTTGGTTCTTTATTAAACTACCTAGAATATTTGGTAAGATTTTAAATACTGAAGGATTTATTGTAAATAATGTTCCTTACATTGACAAGCTTAATGATGGACACAGCAAACAAGCACCTCGATATTTTATCGAACAAGTACTACAAAGAATAGGAATTTTAACCCCTATGTAATAAAATAAAGCCCTCGATGGCATCTCAAATGAGACCATTGGGGGCAATTTTATTAAGGAGAAATAATGGCTGAAGGCGTAAAAATTCGAGTCAGTTCCGACTCAAGACAAGCACAAAGAGATTTAAGAAGTCTAGAAGGTAACGTAGCAAGATTGGCTTCAACTGCAGATAGAGTAACAAAAACTTTTAATCGATTAGCTGTTGGTATTACTGCTGCTTTTGCAGGAAGTGCTTTTACTAGAGGAATTAACGCAGCATCAGATTCAATTATTAATTTAGAAAACCGAGTTGCTCTTGTTGTTGGTCGTGGTTCTGAATTAGGGGATTCTTTAAAAAGTTTATATAGACTATCTGCTGCTGCAAGACAACCTGTAGAGGTTGCTGCTGATACCTTTAATAGATTTGGTTTAGCATTAAAAGACAC